GACCTAATTTAATTGTATCATTTCCTGCCTTTATCAGAATAAAGTTTGTTCGTAGGGTAATCAGGCCTATTTCAATACGCCTATGATGTTGTAACAATAATCGCGTGTATATGATGCATTTCGGTGCTCTACACCTCGTGCCATTATTCGTATGGTATTCGTGTCGTATGTTTTGTGTGTCGTATCGTTGGATGGGGAGCATTAAATGAACATTAAATTAGATGATTTTTGCCAAAATAATGAATAAACATATGATATGAATAATAGGATGGATAAATAATAATGATGAATATATTAATAAATGAAAATGAAAATGAATAGAATAGATATGAATAGGAACCGTAACCGTGTTGTGAGGTAGATGTCGTTATAGCATATTCTAAACATTTAGTCGTACAAATCGAAGTTGCCATGCATGCTTGTTCCACCGCGGGTAACAGTGAAAGTTGAGCTACTGGATAGTTCAGTTTCTTTGAGCGACAGTAATCAATCACCTCTCGCTCTCCAGTGCAACGTCTTATAACTGACTTTACCACGTTACGGATCAGTGTTCTGAATATAGTACGTGGGTTAGCCAAGCTGTATGCTTTGTCATCCTTAACGGGCAGAACCACCTCAAGTGTCCAGTCCTGACACAGAGAGACAGTGGTATACCAAGAATGCATACCTAACTGCTTCCACTGGTTGTGGCTGATTGCACCTGGAGCGATATCACGTGAAAGATGCCAATCACGATGGGTTTGACCATCTTCATCGCATGCGAACACGTCTGCCTCGTCGATGTTGTAATTACCGTTCAATATCACCATTGCCTCATAGGGATAAGTAATATCGTACGGAGGACTACCTTCCCCGCTGTAGTCCATGTCGATGTTATTAAAAGCTTGCATATTATGCTTGCTTCCATGGACAGGCTTGCAATAGGAATGGTTGTTATACCACACCAAATCATCGTAGCCGAGCCACACGTTAATGAATGCTGTTGATGTTAGGTTGTAGATTTTGTAGCGTCCATCCTTATACTTGAGAATGATCAATGCTTTGATACTTGCCCCAGGTACAGTAGGCGCTACTTCAATCTCTCTGTCACGAAGATGTTGCTGACGAAGACGCAAGTCATCGTCGCGATTTTGGTAAACGTCGTAAGGCATTGTATAGCACAAACTTCTAGACACAATTAAAACT